CTGACATTGGCCGGTCTATGTCGTTTACCGAACGCTTTGAACATGACAAATGGGTCAATGATTTGAAGGCCAAAAAGGAAGCAGAGAAAATGGCCAGCCAAGCAGTGGCGGCAGAGCGTGCCGAGGATGAGGTGGGCACTTACGCTGATGCCAGCGATGATCACCCGTACTTGGTGAGAAAGCATGTGGGCGCCAACGGGATCAAGATTGATCGTGCTGGCCGTCTGGTTGTGCCGGTGATCAACCAGTCTGGCGAGATCCTGTCCTACCAAACCATTGACGCTGAAGGGAACAAAAAGTTTTTGAAGGGTGGCAAGATTGAGGGCGGGTTTTATGAGTTGCGTGGGAACCGCAAGATTGTGTTCGTGGGTGAGGGCTTTGCCACTTGCGCTTCAATCCATGAGGCAACGGGTTACACGGTCATGGTGGCGTTTGATTGCGGCAACTTGGCCAAGGTAGCCAAGAGCGCCAAAGAGATGTTCCCAGGCAGCAAGATCATCATTGGCGCTGACAATGACCAGTTCACCGAGGGCAATCCTGGTGTGACCAAGGGCAGAGCAGCTGCGGCCTTGGTGTTTGGCGAGATCGTTTACCCAAGTTTTGGTGATGCTGACATGGTGGACAACAAACCAACAGACTGGAATGATCTGCACTGCCTGCAAGGACTAGATGCCGTGAAAGATCAAATTGAGCGCGTGGCAGGGCCAGTGCGGGGAAAGCTGGCCTTTGATTTCTCGCGCATCGACAGTCTGGAATTGTCAGAAATCAAGTGGATCGTTGATGACTACATTGAATCTGACAGTCTGGCCCAAGTTTTTGGTGATCCAGGCGGCGGTAAAAGTTTTGTCAGCATCGACATCGCCTGCTGTGTCTCAACCGGCACACCATGGCATGGGCATGAGGTACAGCGCGGCGCAGTGTTCTACATTGCCGGAGAGGGCCACAACGGATTGGCTCGGCGCTTTAAGGCATGGGAACTGGGCAACGGCATCAGCCTGACCGGCGCACCACTATTCAAAAGTCATCGTGCAGCGCAGTTGTATGACGCAACAGAAGCAGCCATGGTGGCAGAGGCAATCAAGACCTTGGTTGCAGAGTGTGGCCACATCCCGGCCATGATTGTAATTGACACCTTGGCGCGGAACATGGGCGGGGACGAAAACTCAACCCAAGACATGAACTCGTTTATCCAGCATCTGGACACTTACTTGCGCCAAGACTACAAGTGCTGCGTGCTGGTGGTTCACCATAGCGGCGCCATGGATAAGGACCGTAGTCGGGGATCTACAGCCCTGAAAGGCGCACTGGATGCTGAATACAAGTGCCAATTGGATTCAGGCTCCAAGACCATTCAGTTTGAATCCAAAAAGATGAAAGACGCTGAAATGCCAGTGGCCAAGAACTTTCAGATCACCCAGGTTGATCTGCCTATTCTTGACAAGCACGGCCTGCCGGTCAAGGGCGCTTACCTGACCAGCGTGGACATCTCGGGGCTGGTTAGCAGCGTGCAAAAGCGCACCGTGCTACCAGGCAACCAGTTGATTGCTTTAAACTGCTTAGTGGCCATTGAACTGAAAAAACAGACCGATCGCATGGAAGGCATGGATGTCTCAGCCAATTACGACGAATGGCGCGAATCGGCAAAAGGGCATGGCCTGAACGCCAGACGGTTCAAAGAGTCGGTGGACGGGTTGACCAAAAAAGATATGGTCAGTCTACGCAATGAGGTGTACCGATCTGTACCGAAACGTACCGAAATCGGTACAGATAGCACTGTACCGAATTGATGTACCGATGTACCGAAACGTACCGAAACGTACCGATGCCCGACTTGCCCGTTGTACCGAAACGTACCGAAGGGGTATATATACCCCCTTCGGTTCGGTACACAAAGTCGGGTCGAATCGTCGGTACACGGATTTTGAGTTTTTAAGGGGTTGGGATGATTGAAGTGGAAATGGATATGAAGGTGGTTAGTGTGGCTAACGTCAGGATGCATTGGGCGGTGAAAGCAAAGTTGGCCAAGGATCATCGTAGGAAGGCGTATAACGCGCTATGTGCTGTGGCAGCACCACCTGTGCCACCTGCGACGATTGTGCTCACTAGGGTGGCTCCACGGGCTTTGGATGGGGATAATTTGCAGTCTGGGTTTAAGGCAGTGCGAGATGGGGTGGCTGATTGGCTTGGTGTAGATGATGGACACCAGCTGCTGGATTGGCAGTATCGTCAGCGATCTGGTGGGGTTAAACAGTACAAGGTTGAGATTGAGGTGATAACATGATGGTGTGCGTGACTTGCAGTTGCCGCACTTTGGTTTTCGTAAGGGCTGTTAAGCCAACACTCGAGGATGTCTCAGTAGGGATTTTTTGGCTTTCTCCCCTACCTCGATTAGACCAAATCGTAGCCCTTACATCTTTTGAAGGAGTTTACAAGTGACTCAAAACTTGGCGCCCGAAGTGGCAGAGAAACGTAGACCAGGCAGACCGACAGTGTTTGGCATTGACAATCCATGCTGGCAAATAATGACTGAGCAGATGTCGCTTGGCAAAAGTCTTAGCACGGCATTAAAAGCCGAGGGAATGCCTTCATACCATGCCGTAATGTTAATGTTGCGAAACAATCCCCAGTTTCGGGATATGTACGAAAAAGCCATTGAAAATCGCGCAGACCGATTGGCTGAAGAAATCCTAGAGTTGGCAGATGAGCCAATGCCAGATCATTTGGAAGGCCCAATGGCTTCTGCTTGGGTTCAGCAAAAGCGTATGCAAGTGGACGCACGCAAATGGATTGCATCCAAACTCAAACCAAAAATGTACGGCGATCGGATTGATGTCGCTGTGACTGATACACGCATTAGCGTTATGGATGCGCTTAAAGAAGCCAAACAACGTGTCCTAACTGACGATAGCAATGTCGTTGATGTGCAAGCCAAAGACGGGTAATTTGTGACTTTTGGCGTGGTAATCGTTATGTGTATTGACGTTATTGCGCTGGTTTGTTGGGTGGGTTATGCGATTTACGCATAGATTCTTGCGAACTACGCGCACGTGCAAGTAAGCGTTCACTAACTTAATGAATCAGGGTTAACCCTGACAAAAACACCGGTCTACTTAATACAACGTCTATTATGTTAAGTCGGAACGTGGTTATGCACAAGTTATACATTACGCATTGATGCCGACCGCGGTTATCCACAAGCTGCGATGAACAACTAGGGTTTGGCCCTGTGGATAACTGGCCCAGGCGCCCTTGCCGGTCAAACTGGCCGGCTGGGGGAGGGGGTAGGGCCGGCGCGAAAGGGCCACAGGAACGGTAACCCCGCAAACATTTTTATTTTTATTTTTCAAAAAATGGATTAACATCGCGCCATGCCCATCTACAGCAACGCCCTAACGCAGCGCCCAGCGAACATGCTGGCGTACCAGGACAGCATGAGCGCAACGCCGAGGAACGAGTATCTTGGCGCCTTGGCTGACTTGATCGCGCAGAGTTACTCGCCCGAGCGCACCCAGCAGATGCAGGGCATTTCACGCTTTCTGTCAGCCCCTGAGATCAGCCAAACACTGGACCGGCTGTCTTACGGAGAACCCTTAACAACTGGCGCCGGCATGACCACACGGATCAGGCCAGAGGCGGCAGAGGCAGCACTAGCGTTGGCGCCATCAGCCAAGCCTGTGACCATGGCTACGTTGCAGGCTGCAAGGGCTGCTAGGCAAGCAGCTTTAGCTGGTGGCATGGCTGGTGAGCGTTATGCGGAGAGGGTGATTCCACAGATCATGGAGCGCGGTGGTATGCCGGCTCAATTGCTTTCAGATCTGGCGCAGGGGTCAAGGAGTCAAGCGTTGCCAACACTTGGCCGCAGTGGCTTTGGAACGTTTGACCCGAGGTATGACAAAAGGGTTTTGGAGCAAGCAAGAATGCAGGCAATGACTCGGGACATTCAATTGAATCCTGGTGCAACAAATGCGCCTGCGGTTTCATTGGCTGATTTTGAGGGTCGGCCATTTATTACGAGCATGGCTGATCGCACCGCGGCTGGCGGTAAGTTAATGGGTATTGATAATGTCCAATTTAATCGCCCTGTTGACTTGCGTGGTGGGCAAGATTACATGTTCAACAATCCTGGTGAAGTGTGGTCATCTGGTACTGGCCCTGCAAAAGCATTGATGAAATATGCTGATGAAGTTAAAAGTGCGACAGGTCAAAACCCGTTGTATTTGCCTTATCGCATGGCGCCAACTGGTGGTGACTTTGCTCAGATGACTGGCGAAACTATGTTGGCATACGCTGATGCGTCTATGGGCAAAATGCAGAAAAAGAATTTAGATAAATCAATTAAAAAATTTATTCCTGATTGGGCTGGGGTTTCCGATCCGGTAAGTGTTCAGCAATTTAGAGACATGCCTGATGCAAAGCGCAAGGCTATTAAAAAGATGTTGGATGTAAAGTTTCGTGATGAAGGTGGTTTAAATATTGGCAGCGCAAGACTGGCCATCTCGGACCCAGCGCAGTTGGCTGCGCAAGAGGGTGGCGTGATGAACGTGGGCGAGATCTTTGCTGGAAGTCCGCTGCTTAAATCAACTCACCCAGCTTACCCAGGTGGTGTGCCAGGCCAAGGCATTGGCACATTGGCTGAAGACCGCAATATTTTTGAATTGTTGCCCGAGGTGGCCAAGGCCAGGGGCATACAAAATCCAACAAACCCTGGCGCTTCTGATCTTCGGGCGTTACAGATGAAGCCTTACGCTGGTGTGATCACCAATGAGCTGCTCAAGCGCCTTGGCTATTGAACAAGAACTTTGGATCAAAAGTGCTGGCCAGCTTTTCACCGTATCGATCAGACAGGAATGCCCTGACCGTATCTTCGGTGACAACGCTCACGCCGGTAACAACACAGCGTGTTTCAAACAGGCCAAGTGCCTCCAGCATTTTGGCTGGCATCTTGATGTCGGTATTGACGATAGGTGATAATGTCATGCCCCCATTCTATCAGATAGCTAGATAAATGCAAACCACAATTTACAAACCAGAGGACGAGCAAGAATTAATGGCCACGCTGTGGTCACCAGCAATTGCGGACGATCCGGAGGCTTTTGTGCTGTTTGCTTTTCCTTGGGGCAAGGAAAACACGCCGTTGCACAACTTTAAGGGGCCGCGCAAATGGCAGAGGGAAGTGCTGCGAGAGATCACAGAACACATCAAGCGCCAAAAAGGTTTGATTGATTTTGAAACTTTGCGCCATGCAGTGTCTTCTGGTCGAGGCATTGGCAAGTCTGCTCTTGTCAGCTGGCTTACCATTTGGATGCTGTCCACCCGCATAGGCTCGACCACCATCATCTCGGCCAACAGCGAAGCCCAGCTGCGTGCAGTGACTTGGGCTGAGATTACAAAGTGGTTGGCCATGAGCATTAACAGCCACTGGTTTGAAGTCTCAGCCACCAAAGTGGCGCCAGCCAATTGGTTGACTGAACTGGTTGAGAAAGATCTGCGAAAAGGCACACGGTATTGGGCCGTAGAGGGCCGGCTGTGGTCAGCTGAGAATCCGGACTCTTATGCTGGTGTGCACAACCACGATGGTGTGATGGTAATCTTTGATGAGGCCAGCGGTATTGATGATGCTATTTGGTCGGTGACGGCTGGTTTCTTTACGGAGAACACGCCAAACCGTCTTTGGATGGCGTTTTCCAACCCACGGCGCAACACGGGGTATTTTTATGAGTGCTTTAACAGCAAGCGAGATTTCTGGACCAACAAGGTGGTGGACGCCCGAACGGTTGAGGGGACGGACAAGGCTGTTTACCAAAACATCATTGACGAGTACGGCCCAGAGTCCAGCCAGGCTCACGTTGAGGTTTATGGCATGTTCCCAAGTGAAGGTGATGACCAGTTTATACCGGCAGACATTGTGGACGAGGCCATGACACGCCCCAAATACAAGGATCAAACTGCGCCAATTATTATTGGTGTGGACCCCGCACGCTTTGGCGCTGATGCGACGGTGATTGCGATTCGCCAAGGCAGAGACATTGTGCGAATTGACCGGCATCGAGGAGATGACACGATGACGGTGGTGGGGCACATTATTGAGGCGATGGAGGAATGGAAGCCGGCCATGGTGGTGATTGATGAGGGTGGCCTTGGCGCCGGCATTGTTGACCGGCTTAAAGAGCAGCGCTACAAGGTCAAGGGTGTCAACTTTGGCAACAAAAGCGCCAACCCGATTATGTACGGT